TCAACTGGTGGAATTCATTGAACAGTTTACGTCTGCTCAGTTCAACAAACTAAAAGAGTTTATTGTTTCAGTTCCAAACCTAGAACATGCAGTTAAATGGAAATGCGGAAGCTGCGGTCATAATAACGAAGTCGTAATGAGAGGAACTACTGATTTTTTTCAATAAGTCTCTCCCATAATGATATGATTAATTATTTTAAAACCAATTTCCACCTGATGCAACATCATAAATACTCTTTAGGCGAAATTGAAAATATGGTACCTTGGGAAAGAGACATCTATATCATGTTGTTAAACGACCATCTAGAACAAGAATTAGATAGACAAAAGCAACAACAACAAAGAAGATAGCGAATGACCACCTTAGAAGACGTCATTGTCCAGTTACAAACCAACTCAGATAATACAGTTGCAGCCACTGAAGCTTCGACTGAAAGTATCGTTGGTTCTTTTCAGTCTAACTTTACCACGCTTATCGACACGATCAGGGGTGATAGTTTAGATAAACTGGAAGCTACACGAGAAGCCAATAGAGCTGCACGCCAAGGTGCACCTGGAGCAGGTGGACTATTAGCTGGAGCCGGCGCAGGGGCAGGAGGACTTCTGGGTGGAGCTGGAGGTCTTTTAGGAGGTTTGGGTGGCTTTGGTGCCGGCGCCGGCATTTTAGCCGGAGGTTTGGGTGTTGGAGGCGGAGCTTTACTTGCTGGAGCTGGGGTTGGTTTAGCTGGTTTAGCAGCTCTTTTATTGTCTATTGATAATTTAGATGGTAAAAAAATTAGAGCTAATGTTAATGAGATTCTAGGAATCGCTGAAGATGCTAGTCTTATCGATACTGGGATTGTGTTTACTACTCTTACTGCTTTAGGAACAGGTTTAGCAGTTTTTGGTGTCGGTTCAACAATTACTGGATTGGGCGATGCACTGACCAATTTTACAAATGAAAATTGGGCCCAGTCTGTAAAAAGTAACGTCGCAACATTATTATCAATAACAGACATTAACTTTGGTGATGTTGCTGCAGTTAGTACAGCATTAACAGCACTTGGTGGTGGATTAGCTATTTTTGGAGTTGGTAGTACATTAGGCGGTCTTTCTGATGCGCTTAATAATTTTACTAATAAAGACTGGGCAGAATCAGTAAAAAATAATGTTGCAACATTATTATCTATGGAAGATATTAACTTCGGCGATGTTGGAAGAGTGACGGCCGCTCTTGGAATTTTAGGAACAGGTTTAGCTATTTTTGGCCTAGGAGGAGGAATTGCCGGACTATCTGATGCACTAACTAATTTTACAAATGCTAATTGGGCTAGTAATATTGTCAGTAATGTAGAAACATTATTGTCCATCAGTGATATTTCATTTGGAGATACTGCAAAATTTGTTGCAACAATGACTGGCCTATCTGCTGGCCTTACAGCATTTTCCTTTGGACAACTTGGTTCACAGGCAGTTCAAGCCTTAGAATTTTTTAGAACTGATGGTTTCGCTCAAACAATTAAAGATAATGTAGTCACGCTTTTATCAATTAACGAATTAGCAGATGAAGGTCAAGCTCTTAAGTTCTTGGGAGCAATGACATCGATGAGCGCAGGACTTGCTTTATTTTCTAGTGCACAAGTATTCAGCGGACTTGCTTCGTCCGCAACTAATATCTTAAATTTCTTGAGCGGAAATAAAAGCCCAATAGAACAAGTTCGAAAGTTGGCTGAATCTGCAGATGATATTGAAAAGGCATCTAATGGATTACAATCGATGTCTGATGCTTTAACTAGGTTTGCTGCTATTGATTTCAATGTAAAAGATGCTGACTTTACAGGACTAACTAGAAACATTCAAAAAGCAGTACCGCTGATTCAAAGTCTAGCAACTGGTGAATCTAAGCTTTTGGGAAAAGACATTCCATCTATTTTTGACCCAAGTTTGCGTTTAGATGAAATGGTTGTTGAAATTGGTAAGATTCGTGCAATATTAGGTGCTTCTGTAGAAATTAGTACTGTGGCTCCAAACCAAGTTTCTATTCCTGCAGATCAATTGAATGCTACTCAGAATCGGACTATTCAAGCACAAGCAGCCAATGTATCTAACAATGTTATAACTGATGCATCTGTTAATACTCAATCTACAAATACTGTTGTTAATGATTTTAGTCAAACACCAAACGTATACAATGATAGAATGGCCCTGATGCTCGGTACAGCCTCCGGTAGATAGTAAAAACCCCCTAACCGAAGCTAGGGGGTTTGTAAAATTAGTCTTCGTTAGCTAGCTTAGAGAAGTACGACATAGTATCGTCATCATCGTCAGAACCGCTTGTGTCTTGTTGTGGTGCCGCTGAGACGGCTTCAACAGTCTTCATTGGCGCTGACTCAGCTGTCATAGACAGGTCCTCACGTTGCTGAGTAGTCATTGACATATCATTACCCAAAACCATATCCATGCGAGCCTTAAGTTCCTCATAGGACTTGAAGGTTGAAGGATCAACAAACTCATTGAGCGGATAAGCTTGAGAGTAAACGCGTTCCATCTCTTCGTCATCTGCCAGTGCACCAGGTGCTGCAAACTCAGAACGGTCATAGTTACGCCAACCACCAACGTTACGAATCTTCAGTTTGAAGTCAGCACCTTCCCAAAGGTCGAATGGGTTCACTGGGTCTTCATCCTCAAACTCAGGCTGCATTGCAGACATAAGCTTCTCAAAGATTTTCTGACCGTATTGATACAGGAATACCTTACCTTCATTGGCAGGGTTACCTGAGTCAGATACAATGTAGATGTTAGAAACGTAGTGGAGACGGCGTTTTTGTTCACGTGCAATCTCTTTATCAGATTCTACACCGGAATTCCAGAGACGTGAATTAAGTTCACCTACTGGATCCTTTTGACCGATAGTGGTGAGAGACTTCTCAATGTACCACATACCGGTAGTTTTACCCTGGAAGCCATGGTCCCAGTAACGGACCCATGGAAGTTCCTCACCTTCGGGTGCAGGGAGGAAACGGATTACAGCGTAACCATTACCTGACTTATCGACCGTTGGTTTCCAGATGCGTTCATCTGGGCCTACACGCTGTTCGGAAGACTCATTGAGTTTTGCCGCTGCGTTGACCAGTTTGTCAATGGAAGAGGTACGGGAGTTTTTAAGTGCTGCGAGTGTCATATTTGTATATCCTTGTATGTACTGAAATATAAGAAGTGTATTGTACTATATTTTTGTGTGTTTGTAAACCCTATTTTTTAGGAAAGGTAATCGATCCTTCCTCGACCTCCATGGGTTTAAGTGGAGGACTATTCTTCGGACGTGCTGTCCAAATCTCCGGTGCTGCTATCTGGGCAGACACACTCTCCGATTCCTGGGATGGCATCTGTTGATAATGGTTCTTCTGTGGGTTCCACTTCCACGGCATCAGCTGGTTCCTCTTCAATAGGTGTAATCTCTTCCATTGGTACTTCTGGTACCGGTTCAATAACTTCTTCTGTATCTTGCTTGAATGCATCTAAGAAGTTGTCTTTATAAATGTAACTACATGCACCAATGCCTAGAATAACTAAGACAAAGGGAATGTACATTCCTACTAAACGTAACATAAAATTCCTCAATCTTTTCATAGTGGTAACTTATTAATCCTTTCTAGGAAATTAAGATCACGGGCCTCAGCCTCGATCTTATCCTTAATAGAGGTATTGATCAAATTAGGTATACGATCTGCTTCAATCTCGTGTTGATCCATCAAGTCAATAACTGCATCCATATAGGGTACATCCTTCATATAGATATACTCTTCGACCATATCACAGAAACGCTTTCGGCTTAGGATCTTGTATTCAATATCCATTATTCTTCTCGTTAAGAAACTCTGCATATGCTTCGTTACCACGAAGGATTTCATTAATATCATGGTTGTGTGCATATTCCATATCGAAAGCAGCCAAATTATCCAAAGCTTTTTTCTTACGAAACTTGGTATCGAAGTGTTTCTTACGTAGTTTATTCTTAAGTGTAGCCATATTTATATTCCTCCTGCTGGTGTATAATAGTCGTATATTTCCTGAGTATACCGAGTTGTTTCATTAAAGTCATCAATAGATTCATTGATCACTGAACACGGAATACCTCTCATTCCATCATATTGTTCTATTAGTATTGCTAATTTCCATCCTTCAATGTCTTCAATCGTAATATTATAACCTTCTTCTTCAGCTTTGTCAAGCATAAAGGCATCAAAAATTGTATTAAATCTTTTTATAGCTTCTTTATTAATTTTACCACATCCCAGAACTTCAGCCGCGGCTAAACTGGCAATGTCTTTATATTCCATAATCATATGTTCTTTGGTGATCACCTGACTCATAGCAATACTAGGAACCAAAGCAAACAGTATTGCTATGAGTGTTTTCATTTTAACTCTCCCTAAACACTTTGTGTATATCTCTCAATAGATTTTTACCTTCGTCACGCTTACGCTGAAACACGTTGCGTCCTACAATCATGCCGTATCCACCATTCTTGGCAATTGCTTCTGCTTCCATTAGGATTGCTTCAGTACCACGCCTAGAGCCACCAGAGAAGACCACAGGAATACCACATGCCGCTTTAACAATACGGTCTACACGAATACACAGGTCTGCAATGTTATCATACTCAGGAAGCTTGACCTTGATTACGTCTGGTTCCAACTGTGCAGCAATGTATGCTGCATGCATTATAGTCTCAAACGAGATAGGATTGAATTCACCGCCACGTGGATATGACCAAAGAATAGTCTTAGCGGTCGGTGATGCATGTGTCTTAATCTTACCAAAGTAATTGATCATTTCGTCTTGATCAAGCGATCCAGGATAAATTGTGTATCCAATGCCACCCATTCCTTGAGCTGCAGCTGTAGTTGCATAGACTGCCTGTGTAGGATCAAGCCAGTCGTTCAGATTGTTACCATGATTTAGTTTCATAATGATATCCGGTGCTAAATGCGGATACCAAAACTTTAATAGGTTAGCAGTACGCTGTGGTAACGCTGCAGCACCAACCAAACCTTCTTCCAACAACTCAGCGATGTAGTCAACCTGATAATCCACATCTAACATCTCAGGATGATCGGTGGCATAAAACGCAGAATGTGGTCCGTGTTCTACTCCTTGATCAATAGGAAGGATGATAGTATAGTTACCTTTTTTACCGAAATCTGGTTCACATAAACGCTTGTGTTTCATTCTCTTCCCTCAATTTTTTAATACGATACTTACAATCCTGCCGTAGACTCTCCAGCTCCTCAATATTTTCATGACGTAGGATAATCTCCATCGCCCGAATATAATCGGTTGTTTGTTTGATTTCGTGATCAGTCAACATTATAGCATTTCTCCCATACCATATAACCTAGAGTAACATCATCGTCAGAAAAGCCCTTCATGCCTTCTAGAATTGACATGTACTTAGCGACACCGATAATACGTTCGTCATCTACATCAATGACAAACTTGTCTTCATGAAGATCAGTGCTTCCAGCGACAAAGTCGATATAACGTTGAGTGTCGTTTTCTACAGGTGGAGCCCACTTGTGGATAGCCTCACTGAGAGTGAGTCCAGTGTAAAGGCGGTCCAGAAGGTCAAACATAGCTGCATATCCCCATTCAGGAGCAGCGAACGACTCAAAGGCTGGGTCATTAGAAGTCTCGCCATAGTAGGTTACTCCAGTCTTGCGGATATTGCCAGGATTATTGTTACGTGTAGGACGATTAGTAGATACATGGGTATAGTCATAGGTGCCAAAGTCAACCTCTGTACAATCAAGCTCATGTGCTTCCGTTTTAGGAGCAATGATGATAGCGTATATGGAAACAGTGACGATAGTAAAAACAAAAAGGGTCAATACCAAGCGGATCATGTCAATAACCTATAAAATCAATCAATACTACTTATATAACACAAAAAGGGGGCTTTGTAAACCCCCTAATTTAACTTTTTTTATCCCGAAACCCAGCTAATAAGTTTACTGGGTTTAATAGTACGCCAACCTTGATCGGTAACACTATAGACTCGGATATAGTCTTTATCCATAATAGTGTCAAAGCTCTCCATAAGATCATCATACTCCGTTAGACCAACACCTGGATGTTCTTCTGGAATATAGTCAGGATCAAGGGTTATCTTACGATTAGTTTGGGTACCGTCCGCCTTTTCAAAGCGGACGTCAACAATACCCTTCTGAACTTTTTCAAGAAAGTTTTTCATCATATTTGCATCAGCCATTGTTATCTCCTATGCTGCGACTGCAAGTTCAAGTGCCTTCTTCTTGACATTGGCGTTAGTGCCGTACCAAGAGGACTGAAGGCGGTTATCGTTGTTGCGACCAAGAGTGTGGTCGGTCATGTAGGTGACAGTGTTGAACAACTGCCAGAAGGTGCCTTCACCAAGCTCTGCACCAGCTTGAGTGTGCATGACTTCCTGAGCTTCACGAGCCTTGTAGGAAGCTTTCTCACCAGCGGAAGGGAATACCTGGTTGAAGTAGTTGACCATCTGCTCAGAGGTGTAAGTCTTCTGGCAGAGGTACTCGGCTGCTTCCTTGTAGGTCTCAAGCTTCTGCTGAGCCATACCGAGGGTTTCCATTGCAGTAGCTGCGTCGAATGGAGTCTGGTGACCCATACGTACGTAGTTGTCTACTTGCTGGTCGATAGAGAGGGTGAGAGTGTTGTTGCACACCACACGAATTGGAGTGAACCGTACGTCGATTGACTTACCGTACTGGTGTGGGTTAGAGAAGAGCAGGTAGGATTCTACAGTGTCTTCGCCTTGTGGAGTCTTGATGGTAAAGCCATCGTTGATCTTAGCCAATGCCCAGACCATCTTACCACCTTTGAGGGAGCCAGCGGTGTGCATCTGCATATCACCGGCATCTACGAACTGACGGAAGAAGTCAAAAGCTTCCTGGTTCTGGACTGGGTTCCAGCCTTCACCTACAATGTCCATGACCTTATTGTCAGTGGAACGGACCAGGGCAGTCTTGCCGGGTACTTCCCCCATCTCGCCTAGGTCATCCATGTAGTACATAGGCTGCTTGGTTACAGACCAGTCCAGGCCTGCAGCCTTCATCATATCATCAGTGGAAATATCGTCAGAAACTTCCGTACCAAGACCGTGCCATGGCAGATCACCTGCATAAGCCATCTGAGCAACACCATTTACCATTTCAATTTCGTGAGCCATCGTTCATACCTTTCTGTCTCGATGTTATGGTATGAATATATACTCTTTCAACTCAAATGTACACAGTTAATTTGCATTTTTTGTAAACTATTAGTTAAGATTTTAATTATATCCCGGGCCCGTATGCACTTTAATATCCACATTATCGGGTTTGGGAAACTTGATATTATCGTGCTTATGGTGGATGACAAACTGCGTATTGGGAAATTCCTCAAAGATTCCTTTGAAAACTCCTCTCCATGTATCTGAGAGTCGCTGTGTGTTGGTGCTTCCTCTATCTGAGTGCAAGACAAAATCAGTTTTTGATCTGGTATCAAAATCCATGATGGAATTAAATCCATACATATGAATTTCTTCAGCCTTAACTTTATTGGCTAACCAATGCGTAGCAAAATGTCCACAGTTAAAATTGGTATATCCCTGACCGCCTTCGCCTGCATACTTAGGAAGATCCAAGTAAA